CCAGGTGGGAGGAAGTCGAGGATGACTCTCATTGGTCTCAAAGAGGCTCTTAAAATCCGAGGAATCACGAAGGGAGAAGGGTTAGAGAATTGGTTACTCCAACCCCTCCAAAAGTTCCTTGCTGCACAACTCCTCAAATTCCCTTGTTTCAAGGTCACTGGCACACCACTTAAGGCGGAATACCTCACCTCTCTTCTAACGAAGATCGAGAAGGGGGAATCTTTCCTCTCTGGTGATTATGATAATGCGACAAACAAGATGTATGTTCACTACACACGTCAAGTTATTCGCAGAATCTGTCAGAATCTGGACCTGTCACCAGAGTACTCACTCATAGCTGAGCAGTCACTCTGTGACAACATTGCGGTCTACAGATATATTGACCCGGTGACGCGGAAGCTGGTGGTCCGTCATGGACATCAGAAGAACGCGCAACCTATGGGGAAAATCCTCTCATTTGTGACCCTGTGCATAATCAACGCAGCTGTCTGTCGCAAGGCAGTGGAAATTGATGCACTCCCATTTCGCAAATTTGTTCCTTTGAAGCGATTTGAAGGACTTATCAATGGTGACGATTGCTGTTTCAAGCTCGTTCATTTTGCCTCTTGGGAAAAGGTCTCTCGTTGTGTCGGTTTGGAGAATTCTATAGGGAAAACCTTCTTTTCTCCCGACTTCATCGAGATGAATTCTCGTTCTTTCGTGATCGATATAAATCATCCCGACTACGGAATTCTGAGTGACGGATGTCGTTATGGACTACATTTCTTGGAGACACCCTTTGTTAATTTCGGACTATTAAAAGGTTTTGTACGATCTTCGTCCGTTAAGTTAGATGATATTCGTTTCGAGCGGATTTGTTCCCTCGGAGAATGTCATACCGATCTAGTCAAGGAAAATTATCATTTTTACACTGAGCTTGACTTTCTCTTTAAGAGATTTAACCGTGATCTTTTAGAAGATCCTATTCTCTCTGCGATCCCATACTACGTTCCAAAGTGGTTGGGTGGCCTTGGTCTTGATGCAGGACCAGTGCC